GCAAGACCACGAGGGCGCACTCCAAGCTATGGAGCGCGGAATTATTAAACTTGAAGAAGACGGGCTTACTCGCTCTAACGATATTGAAATTACCAATGAAGCTAAATCCGGTAAGGATGAGTATGAGCATCGTAAAAATAACCCCGGTCTTCTTGGACTTCCTACTGGGTTTCCAACTATGGATGAGGCTACGTCAGGTCTACAACCGGGTCAGCTCATTGTAATCATTGCCCCACCTAAGACCGGTAAGTCAACGCTTGCTTTGCAGATTGCATCTAACTGCCACCTAGCTGGCAAGGTTCCTATGTTCTACTCTTTTGAGATGAGCAATGACGAACAGAAGAGCCGTTACTACGCTATGAGGGCTCGTATCTCCCATAAGCGTTTAATGACAGGTTCTTTGACAGACGAAGAACAAGCTAGGTATTACCGCATCTTGGATGGCATTGAGAATATGCGTGATAAGTTTTGGTTTATTGACTCTACTAACGGACAGACAGTTAGCGGTATTGCCAGCAAGATCCAAAATAAAAACCCAGATATTGTATTTATTGATGGTACCTACTTGATGATTGATGAGCAGACCGGTGAGTCAAATACTCCACAGGCTCTTACTAACATCACACGCTCTTTAAAGCGTCTTGCTATGAAGATTCAAAAGCCTATTGTTATTTCTACTCAGGTGCTTAACTGGAAGATGAAGAAGGGTCAGGTTACTGCGGATGCTATTGGTTACTCATCCTCATTCCATCAAGATGCAGATGTTATCTTTGGTCTACAGCGAGAAGACGAGAATGTGGATGACACTCGTCTCTTGCGCGTTGTAGCCGCCCGTAACGCTGGTTTGTCAGAAGTCTCATTAGTGTGGGATTGGAACAACGGATTATTTAGAGAGTTAGGTGTAGAGGATCTATGACAGTAGAAGAGATGAAGGAAACTTTGTCTCGTCTTGGTGTAGAGATTATCTCAACTCGGGGAGACGAAATTCAGGGCTATTGCCCAGCTCATGAGGAGCGCACCGGCAAGGTAGACCACAATCCATCATGGTGGATTAATGCTGATACCGGACAGCACATTTGTTTTTCGTGTCATTTTAAAGGTGGTTTGTACACACTTATTAGCCACGTAGAGAAAATTGAGTTTGATCAAGCCAGGACTTGGCTTGGTTCTACAGACAGTTTGATGTCTAGGTTTAATAGAATCCTTGAAGATAGAAAACCAGCGCTTGAGGAAACTCTGGTTGTTAGTGAGTCTATGTTAAAAGCTTTTGGTGCTCCACCTGAGCATGCTTTATACGCTAGAGGATTAACCGCTGAAGCCGCGGCTAAATACGAGCTTCTATGGGATTACAGAGGCGGTAATTGGATTACTACAATCCGCAATCCGTTAAACAATCAATTATTAGGTTGGCAAGAAAAAGGGTTTGATCGTCGACATTTTAAAAATCAACCAGCTAAGGTAAAAAAGAGTCAAGCTTTATTTGGGTACAACCAATACAAAGGCGGCACAATGATTGTTGTTGAGTCCCCGATGGATGTAGTTCGTTTAGCTTCTGTAGGGATACCCGGCGGCGTGTCCACTTACGGGGCAATTATTTCCGTCCCACAGTTTAACTTATTGCGGGGTGCGGATCGGTTGTTGTTTGCCCTAGACAACGACGATGCGGGCAAGGCTTCTTCGCTAGATATGCTTTCTTTGTGTAAAGATATGGGCAAAGAGGCGTGGTTTTTTAACTACGCTAACACAGATATGAAAGATGTTGGCGCTATGAGCAAGTCTGAGATAGAGTCTGGCCTAGAGACCGCAAAGCATATGGCGAGAGGAAAAATATGATTATTGGATTAACAGGTTATGCTCAATCAGGTAAAGATACAGTTGCTAAAATTCTTGTAGACAACTACGGGTACCAGCGTATTGCTTTTGCTGACAAAATTCGTGAGTTATTGTACGAAACCTCTCCTCCTAAATTTATTAAACTTCTCGTTGATCAAGTAGGTTGGGAAGAAGCTAAACAATATGAAATGGTACGTGAAGCACTTCAAAGGACAGGTGTAGCTGCCCGCACAGTTTTTGGAGAAGAGTTTTGGATTAAACAAGCTTTTAGTGGCCGTAAAGAAATCGACAATTTAGTAATTACTGACGTACGTTTTACAAATGAAGCAGACTACATAAAATGGTTTCCGGGTTCACAACTATGGCGCATAAAGCGTTCAGGGGTTGAGGCCGTTAACTTTCATATATCAGAGACTCAATTAGATGGTTACCCTGTTGACCAGATACTTGTAAACAACGGAACTATCGCAGACTTAGAAGCTTTGGTTTTACGTCGCTTGGTAGGTTTGTCTGTATGACCTTTAAAGGAACCCTTCTTCCGTATCAACCCGAAGCTGTAGACCGCATGGTCGAACGTCATAAGGTTTTAGTGGCGTACGATCTTGGGCTTGGTAAAACAGTCCTTACAATTGCCGCTATAGAGCGGTTGATGGATAGCAATAAAGTGACTGAGCCAGGGCTTATAATTTGCCTTTCCTCATTGAAATATCAATGGGCCAATCAGATTGAGAAATTTACCGATGGAACTTCACGCTCTTTGGTTATTGATGGAACGCCGAAGAAAAGAGCAGAGCAGTATGCTGAAGCCATGGACTGGAGGAAATCCGGGGTTGATTACATTATTCTTAACTATGAGCAAATTGTTAACGACTGGTCTTACATACAGGACCTACCAAGAGGATTCGTTGTCCTTGACGAAGCCACAGCAATTAAATCATTTAGATCAAAACGATCCAGAGCAGTAAAAAAATTATCTAACGCTCCTTACCGGTATGCCCTTACCGGTACCCCAATTGAAAACGGTAAACCAGAAGAGCTTTACAGCATTATGCAGTTTGTAGACGCTAAAGTACTTGGGCGTTTTGATATTTTTGACTCAGCATTTATTGTTCGTAATGCCTGGGGTGGGGTGCAGCATTACAGAAACCTTCCAACTTTGCATGAAAAAATGAAAGAAGCTTGCGTACGTAAATCTCAAAGAGATCCTGACGTCGCCCCTTACCTTCCAGATTCAATTCATAAAGAGCCTGTTGAAATTGTGTTTGATCGAAAAGCTTCTACTCTTTACGACCGTATTGTTAATGATTTAATTGCAGACTTAGATGAAGCTCAAGACCTTTTTGGATCTGGGTTTAACTTGATTGCTCATTACGGATACGAAAATAAAGGTGGAGGACCACAGGATGAGATCCGTGGCAGGATTATGTCTAAGATTGGTTGCATGAAAATGCTGTGTTCTCACCCAGACCTTTTACGCACAAGCGCCATCAAATACAACGCTACTAACAAGGTTGTCCTGTGGGAAGACGAGGACGAGGACGGCACGGTTTCCAGCCTTAGCGAGATGATGCCTACCTTTGGCGCTAAGGGCGGCTCAGCCTACGCGGCAGACCTTGTACGCTCAGGTGCGCTTGAGGGGATCAACGGATCGCCAAAACTTGACTATTTGATACAGTATGTGAAAGAGTTCTTAGACCAGAACGAAGCAAATAAGGTCGTCATATTCGCAACCTATGTGGATATGCTTGACATGATTGCAAATGCTTTAGGCCCAGAGATGTGTCGTAAGTATTCTGGCAAAATGGACGCTCAAACGAAGGAGGCGAACAAAATTGACTTTAATAGCAATCTGGATACTCGTGTTCTTATCTCTAGCGATGCTGGAGGCTACGGAGTAGATCTACCAGCAGCTAACCTGCTGATTAACTACGACTTACCTTGGAGCTCAGGCGCCGCCATTCAAAGAAACGGACGTATTGTTCGAGCTTCTTCGACATGGCCCAGCATCGTTATACAAGACATTATTATGGCCGGCAGTATAGAACAACGCCAATATGAAGCCCTTCAACAGAAGAGCGCCTTGGCGGATGCAATTATTGACGGAGCGGGTATTGATGAAAAAGGCGGAATACCCATGACTATTGGGAGTTTAAAAGACTTTCTTTATATGTCTACTGTTTAGCTGTATCGCCCTGTACAATTGATGGATGCCTAACGCACCTAAGACGCCGACCCGTACTATCAGGGTCCCTGACGACCTTTGGAAGGCCGTACAGTACAAGGCAGCCAAAGATGGGGTAACTGTAACCTCTGTTATTATTGAGGCTTTACAGGGGTACGTAAAGGATTCTAATGGGTAAGCACCACGACAAGATTAAAAAAGCGCTTGAGCAGAGAATTGCTGCTACTCCAAACGGGGCTGGTTACAAAAAGCCTGGGAGCATGAACAAGAAGAAAACTGGTTACCGAGGGGCTAAAGCTAAATCTTCTAAGTAACAGTTGACACCTGTCAGTGAGCGGGTGTAAGTTTTCCTTAAGAACGCTAAAGAGCACAAGTGCTCTACAGCTAAACAAAGGAAAACATATGAGCCTAAACGATCTAAAATCAAATTTGCGTCAATATCTTGCACTTAAAAAAGAAGTTGAAGTATTATCAAAACGACAAGATGAAATTAAATCTCGTCTTAAATTAACAGTTGAAGCTGCCGGCGAAACAGATGACCGCGGCCATGTAACACTCAAAGTTGAAGATGACATTATTGGTGATGTAACTCTTACACAACAACGTCGCGTATCAAAAACCCTTGATATGAATATCGCAGAAGATTTACTTAAAGAACGCGGCATTTACGATAAGTGCGTAAAGATGGTTCCGGTTCTTCAAGAAGACGCAATTATGTCTTGCGTTTATACAGGTGAACTTTCAGAAGCTGATGTGGACGCAATGTTCCCAGCTAAAATCTCATTTGCATTCTTGGTTAAAGCATCAAATGACTGATGATTTAATCGAGTCTACTTTTGCCGCATTGGATAAATATTATCCAGGAAGCAAAAGAGAACGAAAGCCGGTAGCGGTTAAAAAACCTGAGATAGATTTAGATACCAATTGGGACTCTAAACCAATCAAAAAAACATTACCCAATGGCAAAGACATTGAAATGTTTACTATCGGAGCATTGGCTGCTGCTGTAGGTCGTCCCGTTGTTTCAGTTCGTGCCTGGATCAAAGAAGGCTACCTACCTCAGTCCCCTTACCGTCTTCCGACAACGAAAGATCGTAATGGGAAAGACCATGCGGGGAGAAGGCTATATTCAAGAGCTATGGTGGAATCTTTAGTAGAAATACTAGGAAAGGCTGGACTGTTGCAATTAAAGCGTATAGAATGGCCATTACACCAGCAAATATCTTTGGATATAGCTGAGGCTTGGAGTGACATCCGAGCAAATGAAACTAAACAAAACTAAAATAAAAGGATGATAAAACTATGGCAGTAAACCGTACAGAAGAATATGCACCAGAAACAGACGCATTTGCAAAGTCAAATGTATCAATCGAAGAGCGTCCAGCTCAAGCAACATCAACAGCGTCAGTCGTCCAGTCAGGTTGGGATGCAGCTCAAAAAACAACAACCGCAGGTGGAGACTTTCCATCAGAGTTCAAGTTTAACGACGGTGAGTATCAAATCATCAAGTTCCTTGACCCAAACGGTCCATTTGCTGTTTACAAGCAGCATTTCCTATCACAAAAAACCACAGGAAAGCGTTCTTTCATTTCACTTGGTGCAAACGATCCGTTGTGCGTCAAGCTTGGAAGTAAGCCTGAAGACAAGAAAGCCTTCAGTATTGCTAACCTTAGTGCACCAGGAGGGGTCGAACGACAGATGCTTATTGCAAGTCCAAGACTTTATAAAACACTCCACGCTGCACACTTCTCCCCAGCCGGTCCTTTAACAAAGAACTACTGGGCAATTAGCCGCACAGGCAAAATGCAACAAACTGTTTACAACTTGAATCCTGTTAAGTCCCGCGATCTTCTTGAAGACTGGAACATTGACATTGATTCAATGGAAGAAAACATTAATGCAATTCAGCCTTTCGAGGCCTCAGCCATTAAGGCTCCAACATGGGAAGAGCTAGAAGCAGTAGCAGACAGCCTTCTTTAATAAATTAGTTGCGGACGGGGCTAGTGCTAACCGCATTAGCCCCATCTGCTTAACAAGGAGTTTTATATGGACCACATTATTACTACTAGAAAACAACTTGACGAGATGGTTGCCCACTATCTTAAGCAGGATGCTTTTGCTTACGATTGTGAAACCGTAGGAGATAAACGTGTTATTCCAGCTGTTAATGAAGTACTGTGGCTTAGCTTTGCTACGCATGGCCGCGGGGATGTTATTCCAATGGGCCACCCACATGGTGAGTTTGAGTCAGAAGTTTTCCCGCTTACAGGACAAGGGGAAAAGCGTGTATTGGCAGGTTTACCGGCCCGCGAAAGTGATTACTCTAAAGATCGCAAGAAAGCTACTCAATCTTTCGGATCTGCTCCTACGCAGTTATTCCCAGCCGAGGTATTTGAAGCCTTAAAGCCGTTATTTTTTAACGATAGTATATTAACTATAGGTCATAACTTAGTTTTTGATTTAAGTTCTGTTGCAAAGTATTACAGCGGTCAAATACCAGACGGGCCTTACTTTGACACACTTATGGCTTCTTTTCTTTACGACAACAAGAACAAAGGAAAGCTTGGCCTTGATGATTGTTTACAACGCGAGCTTGGGTTTTCTATGCAAAAAGGTATTGGCCACATGGTTGAGATTTACGGTTTTAGTGATGTAGCTAAGTACGCATTCCTTGATGCCAAGTATACATTTATGCTTTGGAAAGTTTTAGAGCCAAAGATTAAAGCAGCAAACGTTGAAAAGGTTATGAAGTTAGAGATGGATGTTCTAGCCGTGCTTTGTGACATGAAGTTAACTGGTGCACCAATTGACACAGATCAATTGCAGATTTTGCATGATCAATTAACTTCTGAGGTAGAGCAGGTAAAAGAAGAAATTTACGCTATTGGTGGTGTGTTTAATTTAAACTCAAACAACGACAAACAATTAGTTTTGTATGGTCCAAAAGAAAATGGGTATCGAGGTTTACGCACCCACATTCTTACCGGCAAAGGTGAGAAGAAGGCAAAAGAGCACGGAGAGCATTCGCTAGACTACAAAGACTATTCAGTATCTGCCGATGCTTTAGAGTCTTTCCGAGGCAAAGACGAGCTTGTAGACGCCATGCTTAAGTACTCGGATTTAAACAAATTGTTAAGCACGTACGTCATTCCATACCTTGGTGGAGAGGTCATTAAGACAACTAACGGTAAGGTAAAGACAGAAGACCGTGAAAGCCTACTTGTCAACGGTCGCATTTATGCTGACTTCGTACAATGGGGCGCTGAGACCGGTCGATTTTCTAGCCGTAACCCTAATCTTCAAAACGTACCAGCTCCGCACACAGCCCACGGTAAGGCTATCCGCAATCTTTTTATTGCCCCAGAAGGCTACAAGTTAGTGGTCGCCGACTACTCACAGATTGAGCCCCGCGTAATTGCTGCAATGTCTGAGGATCCAATTATGCTAGACAATTATTTAACTGGTAAGGATATCTACACAACTGTGGGTGAAACTATGGGTGTAGATCGTAAAGCTGGCAAGGTGCTTGTTCTAGCTATGGCTTACGGGGTTGGGCCAGACAAGATTTCTAGGTCAATTGGCTGTACCGTCCCAGAAGCAAAAAAGCTGCTTAATGACTTTTCTTCAAAATTTCCATCGGTCAATGAGTACAAAACAACAGTTATTGGCGTAGCCCGCAATGTTGGGTATGTAACAACCATCTTAAACCGACGCCGCTATCTACCGGACATTACCTCTAGAAACATAGGGTTTAGAGCTAGCGCTGAGCGTCAGGCTTTTAACACCCGTATTCAAGGATCAGCAGCCGACATTATTAAACTTGCTATGGTTCGAGCCCACGATTTTTTGCCAAAAGAGGCTAAGCTTATCCTTACGGTTCACGATGAATTGGTAACAATGACTCCGGATCACTTAGTTGAAGATACCAAAGCGGCTATTAAAGACGCCATGGAGGGTATCAAGCTCCTTCCAATACCATTGGTAGCAGATATGTCCGTAGTTCAGAAGTGGGGTGATGCCAAGTGAATTGGCTACGTCGTTTTTTTAAACGTGAACCAGAGTACAAAGTTCACAAGTCAGAGATTCCAATGTCCACCCTTGTTCGTTGGTATTTATATGACACAGATTTATATGATCCCATCAAACTTGCGGAACTGATAGGGCTTAGTTCTATTAGTGAAGAGGGTGATGCTAAAGAACAAGAGGATAGCGATAGTCGACTTAACGACATTAATGAATATTTGCCTTTCCTTATAGAAATGGCAGACATCAGTTCTAACGTTTTAACCACTATTCAGCTAAAAGAAATATCTGAATCAGAATACTTGTCTGAAATGGCAGAAGATATGCCTCAAGAGATTATGCAAACTTTGTTTAAAGCGGTAGCCTTATCAACCTTGATAGGTACTTTTTCTATTGCTAACAGGCTTCAAATTATAAATGGAGGGGTCGCACCGAGCGGCTTCATTGATGCGGAGGGACTACATGAGTAATAACTGGTGGGCAAACAAATTAGGAACACCTGCTCCACAGCAGAACACACCAACGCCACAGTACGTGGCTCCACAACCAGCGCAGTATGCGCCACCGGCTCAACCGCAATATCCACCTTCGCAACAGACTCAATCACAAGCTCCACGTTGTCCGGAGTGCAGTAGTGGAAACTACGCTAGTCTTGAAGGATCTAAAGCGCGTTGTTACGATTGCGGTTATCCTATTCGACAATCTGGTAGTGGATTAGGAACTGGGATCATTGGTCAAGGAGGTTCTGGTGGACCAGCTACCCCAGCTACACAGGTAGCAAGCGGCGGATTTAATCCAACAACAATCATTGGACACATTTAATGAACAAAGACGCATTAGCAGTTGTTAACAAAATTAATAAAGAGCTTGGTGCTGGAACTATTGTTTTAGGTTCTGAAATTATTGCTTCACCACCAAGATTTACTTCTGGTTCTTTATCAATTGATGTAGCACTTGGTGGGGGTTGGCCTCCCAATCAATGGCATGAAATTATTGGTGAAGCAAGTAATGGCAAGACAGCTTTAGCTTTAAAAACTGTTGCCGCTAATCAACAGCGAGATCCAGAGTTTACTACTGTATGGGTTGCTGCTGAAGAGTGGGTAGTTGGTTACGCAGAATTGTGTGGCGTGGACTCCTCTAGAGTCTATGTTGTTTCAACAAATATTATGGAGGAAGCTTATGGAGCAGTTATCAAGTTTGCAGAAAGTAAAGCGGTTGATTGTATTGTTGTTGATTCACTACCTGCCTTGGTCCCTTCAGCAGAAGACGATAAAGAGATGGAGGAATTTACTGTAGGCAAAGGAGCCGCTTTAACCAACAAGTTTTTTCGTAAAGTTGGCAAGGCTTCTAAGAGATCCCTCGTTTCCCCAGAGCGACCTTTTATAGGTATTGTAATTAACCAGTACCGTATGAAAATTGGCGTTCAGTACGGAGATCCTAGAACTACCCCAGGCGGCTTAGGCAAGGACTATGCGTTCTTTACCCGTACCGAAGTACGTCGCGATGAATGGATTGAGTCCGGTACAGGTCAAGAAAAGCGCCGTATTGGACAGTCTATTAAAGCCCGTATTATTAAAAATAAGTCAGCAGCACCTTCCCAAGTGGCTAGTGTTGACTTTTATTTTGCAGAAGGAGAGTCTGTCCCAGCCGGAGAGTTTGACTTTGCTAAAGAAATAGTTGCCATGGGAATTATTAACAAGGTTATTACCAGAGCTGGCGCCTACTACCGTTACGCGGGTCGCCAATGGCAGGGTAGTGATGCTATGCTTAGCTCAATACGGGAAGAGATTGACCTGAAAGAAACCCTTGAGCGGGACGTACTAGATTCGATTAAAGCCGGATCTAAATTCGTAGCCGAAGACTCCGATGAGGAGTGAAGGACAAAAACAGTCTAAGAAGCATGAGGACCGATTAGCTAAAACAATCGGCGGGCAGCGATCAGCTGCAAGCGGTGCGTTTTGGAGTCGGAAAGGCGATGTGCGTTCTACTGATTTGTTAATTGAACATAAGTGGACTGGCAAAGCCTCCTTTACCGTCAAAGCGGCGGTTTTGGAAAAGATTGTTAAAGAAGCAATTCTTGACAGTCGGACTCCCGTCCTCGGCATTAGTTTAAATAACGAGAATTATGTTATTTTAACTGAAGATGATTTTCTGGAACTGCGCCAGAATCTTCAGGAGCATACTTGTACGACGACACCGGACCAGAACCTTGGCGATACAAAGCTAAGTGCAGAGGCCAAGACACAGAACTTTGGTTCCCACCAAGAGACAAATCTAAATACAGAGTTATAGCAGAAATATCTAAAGCTGTTTGCTATGGACGCGACGGTTTACCAGAATGCCCAGTACGTAAAGAGTGTTTGTTATACGCAGACAGGATGGACGAACAGCACGGTATTTGGGGCGGCATGAGTCACAGAGAACGTAACGCATTAAAACGCAAAGCAAAAAAAGCTGGCCTTACATTTAAAGAATGGGTACAAACTAGAAAATCATGATAGGTTAAGCAAATGACAAGCTACAAGCCCACAGGATCATTAAAAAGCTTTTTAGAAGCCGGTAAAAGTAACACCCGTATTATTGGTTCTGTAGAGCGTCACGTGCTTTCAAAGCCTCGAGATGAGTCACGTAGAACTAACGTACTACACCCTTCGGAGATGGTTGACCCATCCTGGTGTTACCGTGCTTCTTACTTTCATTTATTAGGGGAAGTTCCAGCAAAACGTAATTTTAGTTTTCAACTTTTATCTGTGTTTGAAGAGGGTCATTCAATCCATGCCAAGTGGCAGGGTTGGCTAGAAGAGATGGGCGTTCTATACGGAGCTTGGGACTGCCACACTTGCGGTCGTCGAGTTTGGGGAACGTCTTTAGATCTTGATGCAGAAGCTGTGCACGGCGAAGAACATTGTGGCCCGTGGAAGTATGCAGAAGTTCCAT